GCAGCATGGAATCCTAGCGACCCTGCTTTGTTGTTGATCCGTGGTGATGCTTACAACGGCACAATTGACCGCACCTATGTGATTTCGGTTTACGATGGTGCAAACGTGGTAGCTTACGCTTTCAATGGTCGTGTTGGTGAATTCAAAATCGAAACTGCAACCAATGCACAAGCTAAATGCACATTCACTATTCACCCTCGCGGCAACCAATACGGTTGGTCAAACAACACATAATCAAACGCCCTTCGGGGCGTTTTTCACATCACATGGAAATCAAAACAAACAATGATCTGCTGAAATACATTACCGAACGCGCCGAAAGCGGCGAAAAACAATGGTTTGGAAGATTGCAGCAGCGCACGGCAGGGGTGAATTTAGCGTATGAAATCGCTAGAAATCACGCTGACAAAATGACACCAGAGCAAATCGCGCAATACGTTGTTGATTTAAACAATCAGATTTTTAAAAAAATCGTGGTCGGGTGACGTATGGCTGGCACAACCATCAGTCTTAAATGGGAAGGTTTCAAAGAGTTTGAAACTTTGCTGGATGAGATTGAATCGGATTTTGGTGAAAAGGACAGCAAAAAGATTTTGCAAAATGCTTGTCGGTCAGCGATGCAACCAGTTTTAACAAGTGCAAAATCTTTGCTAGAAACGCATGGCAACGTGGACACGGGGCAATTGTTGGCATCATTGCGTTTAGAAGCTAGAAAACCCACTTCTAAAGACAAACATTCGGTGTACACCACACCCACCATGATTATGATTTCGCGGGTAACTGTCGCTCCCGGAAACAGGTTTTACCCTGATGATGATTTAGGGCATAAATCAAAGTTGTTCAAAAAAGAATTTAAAAATAAAAAAACGGGCAAAAAAGAGCACATGCACTCTGACGCTCGTGCTTTTGCCATAGAATTTGGTACAGCAAAGTGGGAACAAGGCGAAGGAAAGCCGTTCATCCGACCTGCGCTGGAAAGCAACGCACAAAAAGTTACTGATTCACTTGTTGAATCTTTAAAACAAGCATTGTTGAAATATCGTTCAAAACACATGAAAGTATAAAAAATGACATTACAAAACGCCTTTGGTTCAAACTTTTCAAAAGACGCAATTCGCACACGCTCATTTGATTTTGGTGGACACACTTTCAAAGTCAAAGTGCCGTTGACGCTCGAAACAGAAGCCATGTTCGAGCGCATCAAAAAAATTGACGATGACTTGGCATACAAGTTCTATTCGGACATGGCAAAAGAATTCTTTGACAACAAAGAAAAATACACAACCGACCCTGACATTGAATTCAAAACCGATGACATCATGGTCAAAGGTTATTCATTGCGCGAGACAGCCCGAAACAAAGTGATGACGCAAAATCGCGTGATTGAAATGTTTAAGTTGCTTGTGCCTGAAAACAAAGATTTTGATATGTCAACAATCAGTTACGCTGACATTGAGGAATTATTCCCGTTTACCGTGCAGCTTGAATTGGTTGAGGAAATCAGCAAAGTCATTTCTCCCAACTACTCGGCGGCGCGGGGAAAGTAACAGGGTCAGTCCGTAGGCAAGTAAAAGCATATTTGCTTGCACACGGCACAGACCCTGCAAATCTTGACGAGGAAACATTCACAGACATAAGCATCATGTATGCCGATGGAATGATTGGAAACCGTGGGATTTTGGAAGTTCTTGGGACACTAACGGCAGGGCAGTTTAACAAAATGTTGCCCAAAGGAGCGTCACCATATACACTAGAAAAAATCATACCAAGAGCGCACGATTACTTGTACCCACCATTGGATGAGAAAACCAAAAAAGAACGAGTTTCTCAGTCTTTGTTGGCATTTGCAATGATGAGTCCAAATGCGCCGACACAGTTTTTCAAAGGTAAATAATGGCACAAATCATTGCTGGCTTAGGCGCTCAACTAGGACTTGATACCACCGAGTTTAAGAAAGGCATTGGCGAAGCCAAAAAATCTCTTTCTGAATTGTCAGAATATTTGCCAGAAGCATTGTCGGCTGCGGCATTTATCGAAGCAACCAAAGCGGCAATGGAGTATGCCAATCAGGTTGTTGAAACTGCAAAAGCCAATGATATTTCAACGGCATCAGTCCTTGAATTGACAAAAGCCTTAAATGAAAATGGTGGTAGTGCGGAAGATGCCAGCAAACTTTACTCAGGGTTTTCAGTAAAAATTGAAGCTGCTGCACAAGGCAATGCCAAAGCGCAAGAATCATTTGCACGGCTTGGCGTGACTTTGAAAGATTTGCAAACAATGTCAGAGCAAGATTTGTTTGACAAAACGGTCAAAGGTCTTGCCAACATGAAAGATTCAGCCGAGCGTAATGGTTTGGCATTTCAAACGCTTGGCAAAGCAATTAGAGGCGTTGATTTAATTGGGCTTGCTAATACATTAAAAGAATCTAAAGGGTCAATGGATAAATACGCAAACGCAATTGAACAAGCCCATGCGTTGAGCGAAAAATTAAATGAAACAACTCGCACCATGAAAATGGAATTTGCCGATGCGTTTTTGCCAACCATGAATGCTTTGTACGACAGTTTTGTAAAAACTGGCAATGCAATTGAAAAAATGTTTGATTATTTGAAAAAGGGAACTGAAATTGTTGGTGTTTTCATTGCAGCCATTGTTACTGCGGTTGAACACATCATCACAATTGTTGAATCAACTGCAAAAATGTTTTGGCATTTGACAACAGGTTTTGACAGTCTTAGCGACAAGTGGGAACAAGTAAAAAAAGATTTTTCTGATGGTGTTGCCGATTGGAAAGATGACGCTGCAAGTTATGCTGAATCTGTGCAAAAAATTATCAAAGCCAACGAAGATGTAACTGCACCCAAAAAAAATCAAGACATAAACAGACCAATCATTGACGCATTGCAAAAACAAAAAACTAAAGCGGAAGAAATTTCAAAAGTTTACGAAGCGCAAGCACAAGCAAATTATTTGACATTGACCGCACAACTTGCGGTAACAAACGCAACAAAAAATCAAAAAGAATTAGAAGATGCTTTGTTAAAAGTTGTTTTGGAAAAAAATAAAGTTGACGAGGAAATTCGCAAACAAGAAGATGAAGCAAGAGCCAGCGGCAAAAAAAATGCTCAAGAAATTATTGACGAATTGGAAAAGCAACGGGTAAAAGTTGAACAAGTTTACGATGACATGATTGTCAAAACAAAAGACGCTGTGATTGCTAACCAACAATTGCGTGAAAGTTTTGGTTTTGGCTGGAATGAAGCATTTAACCAATACAAAGAAAACGCAATGACTGCTGCTGATTTTGGGCGACAAGCGTTTACATCTATGACAAGTTCAATGACCAACGCATTGAATACGTTTGTGACAACTGGCAAGCTGAATTTCAAAAGCCTTATTACCAGCATGATTCAAGATATGCTGAAGGCGCAATTGCAAATGCAAGCCAGCAGTTTGTTTGCCAAAGCGGGTAGCGCACTTGGCATTGGCAATTTGTTTGGCGGTGGTGGACACGGAGCGACAGCTAACCTTGGCACAGCTACTGGCAGCGACATGATGCAAGCGTTTGCAGATGGTGGAGACCCTCCAGTTGGTCAAGCATCGTTGGTTGGCGAAGCAGGTCCCGAATTGTTTATTCCAAAAAGCGCAGGAACAATTATTCCGAACAACGCACTTGGAAATCTTGGTGGTGGTGGACAATCTGTTACATACAATGGTCCATACATTGCATCCATGCAAGCGATTGACACACAATCAGCAACGACATTCTTGGCAAAAAATAAAACAGCGGTTTGGGCGGCTAATCAATCGGCGCAAAGATCGTTGCCACAAAGTAGGTAAGACATGGCAAATTTAAACACAATCCTTGCTATTGCGGAAACGGTACACATCACTGACCAACGATTTGTTGGACAAGTGATTTCACGCAATCAACGGATTTCAACATCTGAATTGATTACCGTTGTGCCATTTATGTTTGAGTTCAAACCGAACAATTATTTGTTGTACAGCCAAAATCGTGGCTTGCTTGCAAATTTGCGTTACTACGACAAATCATTAACTCAATATTTAAATTTTGGAACAACGGGCTGGACAAATTACATCAATTACATGGGAGACATGACACCAACACAATTGGCAGCTTGCCAATGGGAAACTGCAAGCACAGCCCAAAACATGGTGCTTGGTAATTTGCCAGCAATTAGTGCATCTGCATACATTGTTCGTGCTGGTGATTTTTGCCAAGTTGGTACATACACATACATTGCAACGCAAGACGTACAGCGTGGATCGAGTTCAACGGTAACAATTCCCGTGCATCGAAACCTTATCAATGGACCTCTTGGGTCTGCGGTCAATGCGGTAATTGGTCAATACGGTACAACTGTTTCAATGGGCGGTACAAATTACACAGGCGTGACATTTCCTGTAATCTTGCAGCAATACCCAACGTACACGCTGATGCCAATTACAAATGACAGCTTTATATCTTGGCAATCTACATTCAAAGCATTTGAGGCGGTGACATGAACGACATTCCACCACTGGATAACACAAACAACATTCGCTATGCGGATTTTGTTCGCGTCATTTCTCCTTCTGGCACTTATCGGTTTGCCACCACAGCATCCGCATTGACAATTAACGCTGTTGATTCACAACCTTTTGATGGTTTGGGTTCATTGATTTCTATTGGCGACATTCAGCGCGACATCAAAAGCACTGCAAATCAAACATCTGTTTCATTAGTGGGCATTGACACAGCTTTATTGTCGTGGGTGCTTTCTCAAGACATTAAGGGTTCGCAAATTACGATGTGGAAAGGTTTTTTTGACACATCAGGCAACCTCATCACAACGGGCGGTTCTGGTGGGTTGTATCAATATTTTTACGGTTTTATCAACACCTACCAAATTAGCGAACAATGGATGGAGGAAGTGAGGTCGTATATCGGCACAATTTCCATTCAAGCGTCAAACATACAAATGATTTTGCAAAACCGAACAGCGGGAAGATTTACTAACGATCCAAGTTGGCAATTTTTTAATCCGGGTGATACAAGCATGAATCGTGTCGCTACGATTTCAACGCTTTATTTCCCGTTTGGGTCACAAACACAATGATTCGTCTTGCCAACAAATTTGACAATGAAAGAATCAAAGAATTTTTGATTGCTTTCCATGAACAACACCCAAATCGGTTGTCTATGAAAAAAGAAAATTGGTCATCAGAATACGTTGACCAGCAATTGTCAAAAATTTATGCTGGCGCTGGTTTTGTATTGATTGCTGATGATGGATTTCTTTGCGCTATTCGATCACCTTGTTTTTGGATACCAAATGTATGGACATTACAAGAGACAATGTGGTTTGCAAAAAGTAAAAAAAACAGTTTGAAACTAATGAAAAAATACATTGAAATTGGGAATGAAATGAAAAAAAATTCTGAAATTGAAGAATTTTATATTTCCAGTTTTGGTGATGCTGATTTATCTAAAATTGGCGCAACAAAAATTTGCAATGATTGGGTAATGTAATGTCTTTTGTAATCATGCCTTTATTGGCTGAAGTTGGTATTACAGGCGTAATGGCTGAAGTAATTTCTTTTGCCGTGACAATGGTTGCATCTTCTATTTTTGCGAAACTTACATCGCCAACACCACCACAACAAAATCAAACATTACAAACAGGCACAAATTTACAAGTAAGTCCTGCAACAAGTACAAAATTGCCTGTTGTTTATGGTTCTGCTTTTGTTGGCGGTGCTGTAACTGATGTAAGCATTACGTCAAACAATCAGACGCTTTACTATGTTTTGTCATTGTGTGAAGTTACAGGAGGAAATAATGGCGACAACATAAATTTTGGAGATATTTATTATGGTGGAAAAAAATGTATTTTTGGTTCATCTGATTTAACTCGTGTAACTGGATTGCAAGATGTTTCGTCTGGTGTAATTGATACCAAAATTGACGGTTCAATTTTTATGTATTTGTATCGCAATGGTTCAGGAAACCCAACAAATACTGGATTTTCTGCAATTCAAGTGATGCAATCTAGTGGGTTGACATACACATGGGATGCTTACAAAGAAATGTCACGATGTGCCTTTGCAATTGTGCAATTGAATTACAACGCAAATGCTGGCGTTACATCATTAGAACAAACACAATTCCAAGTTATCAATGAACGCAACAGCGCAGGTGATTGTTTTTATGATTATTTGACAAATACGGTTTATGGGGCTGCGATTCCATCAAATCAAATCGACATGAGCAGCATTGCCGCATTGAACACATATTGCAATCAAACAATAACTTATACACCATATAGCGGTGGCACAAGCACACAACCAAGATTTAAATTCAACGGTGTAATTGACCCTGCAAATACGGTTTTGCAAAACTTGCAAGACATGGCAAACAGTTGTGATTGTTTGCTTAAATACAATGAAATTTTTGGCACATGGTCAATCATTGTGCAAACGCCAACTTACACGGTGGCGACAGACATCAACGACAGCAACATGATTTCGTCTTTGTCCATTACGTCAATGGACATTTCAAACACCTACAACATTGCTGAATGTCAATTTCCAGACAAAACTACAAACAGTTCTTTTAATACTGCTGTGTTTGATTTGGCTTTGATTGACCCTTCTTTGCTTTATGCAAATGAGCCTGTCAACAAACAAACAATCAAATTGCCCTTGGTGGACAACAACGTACAAGCGCAATTGTTAGCAATCAGGTTTTTAAAAGCAGCACGTTTGGATTTGCAAGTTACTTGTTCTGTCAATTACATTGGCTTGGAATTGGAAGCTGGTGATGTTGTAACGGTAACAAACTCAATTTATGGATGGGTTGCCAAACTTTTTAGAATTACTAAAGTTGTTCAAAAATTTGCACAAGATGGTGCAGTTACTGTTGATTTGACGTTGCAAAATTATGACCCATCGGTGTTTAATGATGCCTCAATCACGCAATTCACGCCAAGTGCCAATACGGGTTTGCCAAACCCAAACATTTTTGGAACTATTCCTGCACCAACTGTTTCTGGCAGTCAACCCATTGCAAACATTCCATCGTTTCAAGTAAACGCAACAACCAGCAGCGTGGGGATTATTCAATACGCTGAAATTTGGTATTCAGCATTTTCCAATCCTGCAAACAATCAATACATTTTTGCTGGCACAACGGCTGTGCAATCAAACGGCAACCCGTACAACACAAACACAGCAATGCCACCCGTGACGTTGACGGGAATTCCTGCTGGCAATTGGTATTTTTTCACGCGCATGGTCAATAGTTTGACAAAATCAAATTACAGCCCTGCAAGCACAGTTTTTAATTGGCGACCTTTCACATTTCAATTTACACAGCGTTATCTAAGCGTTGCGTATGCAAGCAGCATTACAGGTTCTGGATTTAACTTCAATCCTCGTGGGTTGTCTTATTTTGGTTTAGCAAACAACGCAAGCGGTTCTGCTGACCCGACACCATCCGATTACACATGGTATCCAGCATCGCCTACGTTTGGAACGACAAATTATTTATTGTTCTGCAATCGTGGCAACAATTTAATTTCGTTTGCAACGGGTGGCGCAGCACCTTCAGCGGGTACGGCTTTGTTTGTGCCTACGGATACAACAACGTATGACCAAACAATTTGGCAAGGTTTGCCTGATGGCGTAAATGTGATTGACCTTGGCGCTCGTACTGGTCAGTTAATTCAAACTGGTACAACAACAGTTGGCACGGGTGAAATTGCCATTACCAA